GCGCACAGCTCCGCAGCCTGATCCGCGCTGAGCAGCGGCGCCGGATTGGCGGGGGCTGGGGCCAGCCAATCCGGAACGTCTCTCAGGCCGGCGTGGCATTCCCAGAACTCGGCGGGGCCCCAGGGCGTCCCGTCTAGGTGGGTGATAGGCAGGCTGCCATTGAGCTGATCGCACAGAGCCCGAGTCCGCACTCCGGAGAAATCGCCGGCAGCGATGCGCTGGTTCTGTTCGGCCAGTGCGAGGAACACGGCCAGCCTGGGATGCAGAGTCAGGCCGTTCTCCAACTCAGACAGCCCAGAGTGGGAAATACCCAGGTGGCCGCTCTCATCGGCCCACCTGGCGGCCGTGTACTGAGTCCAGCCATTGGCCCCACGCCACCTGCGCAGCATGGCGCCGAACGCTCTGGCGGCGTCCGCCTGATTCTCGCGAATATGCCGAAACGGCATTGCCGAACTCCGAGCGACCCAAAAAACCTACTAGCTGAACTGCCAGTCCACAACTGGGTTCTGTATATCTGCGGCTGACTGCTGCGGGTGCGGGTCGAGACTCCGGCGGGATTGACGCGGTGGCCGCACTGGGCTCAGGATGCCGACCATGAACAGCCCCACCCTGGCCGAGATCGTCACCGCCAACGACGCCCGCTACCAGGCTGCTAGAGCCTCAGGCGAATGGATGACGGCACCTGTCTGGTCACAACGATCCGCTCCACCGTCGCCCGCAGCACCTCGCGCAGCTCATCGCGCGACAGCGAGTCGAACCACCGCGGGTCGCTGATGCGCTGAACGAGCCCCGGATCCACGGGCTCGACCCTGGGCAGCCCCTCCAGCCGCGCGCGCTTGGCCTCGATCACGGGCTTCAGCTCAGGATCCCCCAGGGCCTCCAACGCGGCAATCGATCGCCGCAGCTCGCCGGCCTCTGGCGGCTCGGTCTCACCCACTGCCGCCGCCAATCGCTCAGCCGCTGATGCGGCCACAGCGGCAATGGCGTAGCGGATGATTACATCCTCGCGAGTGCCTTTGTATATCTGACTGCACAGGGTGCCTCCGCATCGCAGCGATGGGACAGTTCGAGCGCCGATATATTTCAACCGATTGCCACATTCGCTGCATTCCACCAGCCCAGTCAGCGGCCTGGGGATGACCGTGGCATTGTGCCCCCACAGCAATTTGTTGGCCTCAATCTGCCGCTCGAACTCGGCAAACTGGGCATGACTGAGCAGCGCCTCATGGCGCCCCCAGGTGATCTGGGCAAATCCGTGGTTGGGCCGCTGGTGATAGCCAACCCCGCCCCGCAGGGTGGGATTGAGCAGCCAGGCCCTCACCGCGCGGCAGCTGCTGAAGGGGCACAGGTCCCGATGCTGGCGCAGGGTGGTCGACATGCGCCAGCTGCTGGCCTGCAGGTGGGCGACAAACTGCGCCGCCCTGTTGAACTCGGTTGGGTGCGGCTCGAATGCTGTGCGATCGGCTCGTAATTGATACCCCCAACAGGCGGCCCGCATGGGTTTACCCAATGCCCGGCCCTGGGCCAGGCCGCCCCTCACCCGCTGGCTAAGGCGCATGCTCTCGCCCTGGCTGATCGAGCCCTTCAACCGGGTCAACAGCAGATCCTCTGGCGTGGCCATGGTGAGCTGGCCATCGTCCCGTGTCAGGACCTGGGCGCCGTGGTCATCGCAGAGGCGGATGAACGCATCGCTCTCTGCTGCGTCCCGGCCTAGCCGGCTGAGGGCCGTTGCCAACACCAGTCGCACCCTGCCGGCGGCAACCATCGCCCGCAGCTGCTGGTAGTTGGGCCTGGCCACTACTCGGCCGGATTCCACGTCAGAGAGGATCACGTCGGGCCCCTGCGCCTGGAGCCAGGCCAGTTGCACGTCGAGGGCAGCCAGCTGTTCGCCGCTGGCGGTGCTGACTCGGCCGTAGGCGACAGAGAGAAGGTGGTCCATAGGGCCCAGTATGCCCTGGTGTACACCAGCCCTCGCCGTGGTGTACGCCAGGGCATACGTGATGTGCCAATCCCTAAAGTGTCACACAACCCCCTTGCGGATCATGTCACGCATGGATTACTGTGATCTCAAGGAGGGAGACCTCCACAACCCCCACAAAAAAATGAAAAAGTTCATCAATTCAACAATCGATTTCATTGATCAAATCAACTGGCACGACGTTGGCCAAGCAATTGTAAAAGCCATCGCATTTACCTACACCCTGGGCTATTGCCTAGGCCTCTGGGTCCATCGCACCAGCACTCAGCTGGGTGCCGCCCACGTCGCCGCACTGGGGTTGAAGCCCACGGCAACGGTCGAAGAGCCCACAGCAGTTGAGCCAGCGCCACAGCAGCCACCGCAGCCGCAGCTCATGGCGCCAGTGCAGGCCCCGGTAGAAATTGCTCAGCTCTCTACTCGGCAGCTGATGCAGTTGGTGGGGACTAAGCGGAAAATATCCAAAAAACAATTGCTGGCAATGTATGCGCAAACGGCTTAGATAATCCACGGCTCGCCGGGAGCCTATCCCGGCAACCTGTAAATCCTGCTTGCAATTCAATGAGCCCCGTTCCCACGGTCGACGATCTACTACAGGCCACACACGCCGGCAAAGCTCTGCGATCGATCCCTCTCCCATGCATGATTCGCTGGGGCTACACCGATGCCTGACCCCACCGCAGCCGCCCGCCAGCGGCGACGCCGGGCACGCCTGGCCATGCAGCTGCCAGAGGCCGTGGTGCTGACCTGTGGCCGCTGCGGCGGCAACTGCACTGGCAAATATCAGCCCCTCTGCCAGCGCTGCTGGCGAGCGGTAGACCCAGCCGGCAAGGCCGCGGCAGCTCAGGCGGTCGCTGCATCCAGGCAGCGCCAACGTGACAATCTGTGAACTGGCACAAGGACAGCGCCTTGTGCTGTCACGCATGGTTTACAGTTAGTGCATCGGGAGGGAGACCTTCCACAACCCCCACAAAAAAATGACTGTTGTAATTCTTGCCCAGCCCGATCAGTCCGCAGCGTGGTCGGTTCTGCCTGGCACCTATGACACGTTCCAAGCTGCTCGCGACATGGTGCAGTTCCTCCGCCCGACTTTTAGCGCTGAAGCATCATTCGGCATTGAAAGCGTCGAAGACGTTGAAAGAAAAGGTTGGCTTGCCGCCTGATAGCCCACGGCATGCCGGGAGCCTATCCCGGCAACCCCACTGATCCACCTCCGCCAATCCAGCCATGAACAGCCAAGTCCCAAAATCCGTATTTGTCACCCCTGCAGAGCCAGGGTGGGGCGAATTTCCAACTGTTTTACATCCAGGCTTTGTAGACGATTTTCTAGCTACCGCACGCGCAGAATCGGGCGAAGACTGGCTCAGAAAAGATGCGTTACTTGAGTACACCCGCCGAGATGATGGCAACTATGAGGCCATCATTCAATGGACCGATGGGTTCAGCAGAGCAACAGTCCAGATCCTGACCCTAAAGCCGTCGCAGCTGCGCTCAGGCGAATTTGAAATCATGGACGCTACCTGCGAAACCCGCAAACACGCTCCCAGCCCCACCGGCATGGTTCCCTGCTAATGTCGCACTACTCCCCGCGTTGGCGGGGATGGCCCATAGCGACTCGGCTAGCCCGCTCCTATGAGCGCCACATTCCCCGCCAACGCGGGGACGCAAAGCCTCCACCTCCACGGTGGGGGCTTTCTGCTGGCTCAGCATCGCCAGCCGGAGCAACATGGGAGCAGTCAACCACCTGCCGCCATGCCAACCACGCCAGCTCTCCGCCTGACAGGGCCGACCAAGAAGCCGCAGGATTTCGGATTCAAGCCGGGTGACACCCACCTGGTGGTGAATGATGCAGCTGAAACGCTGCGAGCGTTTGCGTTTGGCGGGGCCCAGCTGTTCACCATCCCCGCATTGGCCAGAGGACAGGGAGGCGACAACCAGTGGACCGAAACCAACACCGACACCCCGCCAGGGCTCTACCGGATCGGCGCCATCTATAACGACGTGGCACGGGTGGGACTATCGCCGCATCGGGACCGCACCCTGCAGGCCTACGGTTGGATTGCCTTTGACCTCGAAGAGCTGGAGGGCCAGGAACGGCGGCACAACCGTGCCGGAATCATGCTGCACGGTGGCGGGTCCGCGTGCGGCTGGCCTGGAGCTTGGCACCCTCGCCAGCCGCTCCATCCCACCTACGGTTGCGTGAGGATTCACAATGCCGATCTGCGCGATCGCATCCTGCCCCTCGCCCAGGCGGGCACGGTGTTCGTCTCGGTCTACCAGGAGGCCTAGGTCTACGATGGCTGTGGCGTCAGGTCGGCCCTAACCGTGAGGCGGGAGTCTGCGGCGGCATCCGTGGGGGCCGCCGTGGTATCGAAGGCCTGGCGCCACCACATGAAAAACCCCCCGGTGTCTAGCCAGGGGGTTGGCATCCCGCTCAATGAATCCACCTCAGGCTCAGCAGCCCGAGCCCATCAATTCTGCCTCACGATGGTCGATTGGCGAGCGCCCATTGCTGAAGCGCTGACGGGTCCTCGACGATCGGTGGCGGCGGCTCATGCTCTGGCCAGCACAGACAGCCCCGCAACCGCGTCTCCAGCGCTGCCCGCTGCTCCGGCGAGATCAGGTGGTGCAGCGGACTCAGCGGCTGCCCCGCGGGGCCTGCTTCCCAGTCCGGCCACCAGTCACAGCCCCACCGCCAGCGCCCGCCATCCGGGGCCGTGGCGCCGGTGCAGGCGTAGAGCTCGCCATCGAACGACCACCTGAGCACCAGCAGCCAACCGGAAACCGTATCGATCCGCTGGTAGCTGCCTAGGCACTCTTCCACAGGCCGATCGGCCAGCAGCGCTTCGCCCTCGGCAGCCCGAACCAATGCCGCCGCCAGAGTCTCCCGGCTAGGAGGTGGCGGCGGGGCAGGAACCATTTCCGTGGCGTCAGGCAATTGGTCGTAGGAAGCAGCGGCGCGGCGACGGCGGGCGCCTGGGGGTTTACGGGGTGGCATCTGCACCAAATCTTGCCCGCAACCTCTGCTGGCAAAATTTGGTGACCTGCGCTAATGGCGCATTAGCGCTGCAGTAACGCCAGTTGAGGGATTCCACGTACAGGTCGCCGTATCCGAGCTTCACTCGGCCTAGAAAGCCCTCTCCAGCCCGCTCGATGCGATCGGCAGGGCGATTGCTGCGGCGCTGCAGTGCGTCGGCCGGGGACAAGTCTAGCCAGATGGTGAGATCGGGCTCCAAGCTTTCAGCCGCCAGCATGTTGAGCCGCCTGATTACTTCCAGATCATGGCCACGGCCATAGCCCTGGTAGGCCACAGTCGAACCTGTGAATCGATCGCAGAGCACCCAGTGCCCCGCCGCTAGGGCTGGCTCGACGACCTGGGAGCACAGCTGGGCGGTGTCGGCGACGTACAGCAGCAGCTCGGCAATTGGGCATGGTTTGGCATCATCTGGCGGATGCAGCAGCAGCTCACGCAGGCGCTGACCCAGGGCCGTGCCGCCCGGTGCACGAGTGGTGATCAGCTCGGCACCTGGTGGCATCAGGCCGCTGGTGGGCAGCCAAGCGGCCAGCGCCTCCAGCAGCGTGGTCTTGCCAGAGCCGTCGATGCCCTCCAGGACGATGAAGCGGCCACGGGGTGGGGTTGGAGTGGTGGTCACTGGGAGGCCTCCGCGTTGTCAACAACCGATTGCAAAAAAGCCCGAGCTTTTTCGTTAGACGCATAAAAATAGCTATGTGCTTCTATCCCCAGCAGCATTAGCCCTGCAATGCCAGGCCCCATTTTCTGATACAATAATGTAGCGCTGGGCCCTCCTAAATACTCTGCCCATCCGCTGATGCAGTGGGTAGTACTGCAGGTGTGCCAGCGGCGCATCTCCAATGCGTTATCCGATGCAAGAGCGGCGCGTGCCACAGCCAGCAGCCGCGTTGGTGCGTCGCTGGCAATATGCAGACCAATTGCGCCGGCCAGTTTCGCGCCGGCCAGGTTCGCGTAGGTCAGGTCCGCTCCGGCCAGATTCGTTCCGGCCAGATTGGCTCTGGCCAGATTCGTTCCGGCCAGGTCCGCGTCGGCCAGATTCGCTCCGGCCAGATTCGTTCCGGCCAGGTCCGCGTTGGCCAGATTCGCTCTGGCCAGATTCGTTCCGGCCAGGTCCGCGTCGGCCAGATTCGCTACGGCCAGTTTCGCGCCGGCCAGGTTCGCGTAGGTCAGGTCCGCTCCGGCCAGTTTCGTTCCGGCCAGTTTCGCGCCGGCCAGGTTCGCGTAGGTCAGGTCCGCTCCGGCCAGATTCGCTCTGGCCAGATTCGTTCCGGCCAGAGCGAATCTGGCCAGATTCGCTCCGGCCAGATCGGCGCGGCGGCCGCCTGGGTCGCCTTGATGCCACAACACATGCAGTCGCAGAACCTCTGGCAGATCAAAAGGTGGGGTGGTGGGAGTGGGAGTCATGTGAGCGGGGTGGTGGTGGGCGAAGTTTTGCGGGCGTGGTTAACTATATGCTGAACTAACTCCGCCTTGGCGGCGACGCTCGTCGCCCATTCTTCAAACAAAGGTATGGCTTGATGGCGTGCAAGGTCTGCTAGCTGCTCCGTCTTGGCATCGCCTATTGCTGGTGGGCAGCCAAGCGGCCAGCGCCTCCAGCAGCGTGGTCTTGCCAGAGCCGTCGATGCCTTCCAGCACGATGAAGCGCCCACGGGGTGGGGTTGGAGTGGTCATGGGAGTGGGGTGGTGGTGGTCACTGGGGTTGGGAGTCGGCAGTCAGACCGGCGCAAGCCGCTCAAGGATGAGGCGATCCCGTTTGATGCGCTCTCGCTGAGAGACTGGCGCCAGTTTTTCCAACTTGGCCAGCTGGATCAATGCAGCCTCCAGGCGGCTGCGGTACGACCGCAGAGCTTCTTCATAGAAATCGGGCTGGCTGCGCACCGTGGCGGCTGAGACGTAGCCACCATGAGATTGAATGTTGACGTAGGCAATCTGCGTTGGTTCGTTGCGATCATTTGCAATGATCTCGACTGACCGCACAACGCGGCGAGCCTGCTCAACGCGCCACTTTTCAGCAGCTATCTCATCGCACCACTCAAAGACAGGGTGCAGCGGTGCATCCTTTGGCCGCGATTCATTAACGACTGTGTGCGGATTGATGACCCCATGGCGATCTTCAATGTCGGCCAACGCGTCGCCAACAATCTGCGGCGTAAGGTTCCCGGTCTCAAAGCCGGGATTTTGACGGAAACAATAAGACATTGTTCAGAAAATGAAAGAACAGTAAGAGAAATGGGGCAGGTAGCCGCCCCGGTTGTTGCTGCGCCATGCCCTGGCTAGCCAGGGCAAGCCCTGCCTCGCCTGCGGTGCCTTGCCTCGCCCCGCCGCGCCATGCCAGGCCAGGCCTGCGGTGCCTTGCCTCGCCCCGCCGCGCCATGCCAGGCCAGGCCTGCGGTGCCTTGCCCCGCCTCGCCTCGCCCCGCCGCGCCATGCCGTGCCTGCGGTGCCTTGCCCCGCCAGGCGGTGCCTTGCCTCGCCACGCCGTGCCTTGCCTGCGGTGCCTTGCCCTGCCGCGCCGAGCCTTGCCAAGCCGGGCCATGCCACGCCAGGCCCAGCCACGCCTGCGATTCCATGTAATGCCGTGTCAGTTGGAATCATCAGACCAGATCAAACAGGCCATTTCCGATCCCGTTCGATTCCTTCGAGTCCGGCCGCCCCTCGCCGATGCCAACCTGCATCCCAGCGCGAGCTAGCAAGTTGGCAACGTCGGTTTCAGACATAATGCCCGCATCAAACTTCACCCGCAATTGAGCACTCCAGGGGAAGTAAGTCGGGCGAGCGCGCAGGTCAATCACACCTGATGCATTGCGGCATGGGCTGATCACCTTCTGGGGCTCGCCATAGATCCGAACCAGGGGGGTCAGGTCGTCGGCGTCAAACCCATCGGGCTCGATGAAGATGCACAGCTTCGCCCGTGTCATCACAAAGCCAGCAGCGCGGCAGGCGCTGATGCAGGCATTACGAAATGCCGCAGCGTGTACACCATCCCAGCCGTCGTTGCTGATGTGGCGGGCGCCGTTATAGAGAGCGTCGAAATCCTTGGGTTCGCGGATCTTTTTGCTCTTTGCTTGGCTGCCCGCTTCCTGGGTGGCAATCATCACGTCCCGTGCCTTGGCGCTGAACCGGTTAATCACAAGGGGGGCGGTGCCCTGGAGCTTGAACTGAATGGTCTTGATGTCCGGCGGGGTGATCACCAGAGCTGTTGAAGTGGTTTTGGCCATTGCGAGAGGTTGCAGGTAGGTGGTGCCGCGCTTGAGCTGCGAGCCTGCTCAGAGTAGCAGATCCGACCCGCATCCGAGTACATTGGCTCGGAACCCCGAACCCAGCCATGGCCCGCGCCACCGTCACATTCCGCCCCACCACCGCCCAGCGGCAGTGGCTCGAGCGTCAGCGACTGCTCCGGGGGATCCCCATCACCACGTTGCTGCAGCTGGCCCTGGAGCAGGCCATGCAGGCAGATCCCGCAACTCAAACTCTCGACCCTGAGCAGCAACAGGCGAAATGATGGCTGAGCCCATCACCCCACCAGCAGTAGACGGCAACGCCGCGTTGCGGTTCCTGCTGCTGCTGGGCCTTGACCCGGCCACGGTCTGGCTGCGCTCCATTGTCCCCAACCGTGGCGCCAACCGCCGCCGCTGGGACCCAAGCCGTAAGGGTTGGGCACCTGATCAGCACGGCCTTGTCCTGGCGGAGCTGATCGCCGACTGCGCCGATGGCGCGTCCGTTTACTTCATCACCGGCACTGCTCTCACCGCTACAGGCATCAACCGCGAGGGCCAGCTCACCGGCTGCGTCCACGACGAGGACATCATCAGCTGCCGCGCCTTCTTTGCCGAGTGGGACAAGATCTCAATCGCCGATCAGCTGATTGCCTGGCGAACGCTGGGGCTACCGGAACCCACCGTGATGGTGCTCACCGGCGGGAAATCAGTCCACGTCTACTGGGCGCTCGATCAGGCCATCGACCCGGCCACCTGGCACGCCATCACCGCCCGCCTGATTGCCTACTGCAAATCTGATCCCCAGTGCTCCAACCCCTCCCGCCTGATGCGTCTGCCAGGCGGCATCTACCACGACAAGAAGTCCGGCCAACCCACGGGCCAGGCCACGATCATCCATGAGACCGGCAACCGCTACAGCCTTGCCGAGTTCGACGCCGCGCTCACCGCAGGTGAGCAAAGCCAGGCCCTGGAGCTGGAGCTGGCCCAGCACGCGCCGGCCACTGGGACCCCCCTCGCGCCGATCGCACTACGGCTGCAGGAATTCCCTCCCAGGCCGCTTGAGCAGATCCGCGACGCTCTCAGCTACATCCCCCGACGTGTTGGTGGTGGTGACGAAACCTACGGCGACTACCGGAACATCCTCTGGGGCCTGATCCAGGCATGCGCCGAAGCTGGCCACGGCCCGAAGGTAGCTATCGGCCTCATGGAGGCCCACAGCCCCAGCAAAGCCTGCAACTGGGACATCACGCAGGTGGCCAGGTCTGGCGGCCAGCGGATCGCCGCCGAGACGTTCTGGTGGCATGCCAGGCAGCACGGCTGGCGCCCCCCTGGCAGCGGCAGCTCACGCGGCAGTGGCCCAGGCCAGCCCAAGCCCAGCCAGCCCACCCCGCCACAGCCGCAGGGCGCGGCCGCAACGCCCAACGCCAGCAGCGATCAGCCAGAAGAGCTGCCCCGAGATGAACAGATTCAGCGGCTCCTAGACCACCTGCTCGACCTGCACCTCGACCCGTCCGATCCCTGGGCAAAGCAGCAGGCGACCCGCGCGGACTTGTGGAACCTGGGCGTGCGCGGCGACGCCATCGACGATCGCATGATGTACGCGCTGGCCGCCCGCTGGGGCCTCCCACTGCAGGTAGGGCACAGTGGCGCGCGCCGTGGCCGCTCAATTGCCGATCCCCTCGATTCGCCTGCTGAGGATCTGCTACCTGGGTTCCTGCTGTGGCGCCGCGATCATGTGCTATTCGGCGCTGGCGGCACCGGCAAGACCATGGCCGCCGCCGCCATGGGCGTCTCGATCATCAAGGGCCGGCCATTCCTTGATCAGCAGATCACCCCTGATCGCAGTGGTCGCATCCTCTGGATTGGCAGCGACGGCGGCGAAGGCGCCAGAGCAATGGTGCGCGAGTACCTGGAGGATCTCGGAGTTGCTACCGACCCCGAGGTGATCGCCGGGTTCACCATCTGGACAGCTGAGGGCTCCGAGGACACCCCCGCTTGGAGTTGTTCACCCCGGGGCCTCCTGGAGCTGCGCGACGAACTCGAACAGGGCGACTACGCGCTAGTGGTGATCGACAGCCTAAAGGCGGTGCTCGAACTGGCAGGCGTCAACTTCGGCATCGGCCCGGTCGGCACCCTGATGCGGTTCATGCAGGCCCTGGTAGGCCGCCATTGCTCGCTCCTGTGGCTGCATCACCCCGCAGGCGGCAAGGCCGCTGGCAAGGGGCTGCAGGCCGCAGCAGGCAGCCAGAACATCAACCAGATCCCCAGCGCCGTGCATCAGCTCACCCGTGTGGTCACCGATCGGGGCCCCGGCAACGAATGGAGCGTCCACAAGCTCAGAGGCTCCCCGTCTCGCGAATTTTGCTATCGCCTCTCCGAGGACGGCTTTGAGGTAACGCGCGGCGAGGTCACCGGCAACGCCCGCGGCGCAATCCTCGACTGCATTGAGGTGCGCACCGAGCGCAAGATCTCGACCGCAACGAACCTGATCATCACCGAACTCAACAGCCACAACGAATCGACCATCAGAAACAACCTCACCTGGCTGCGCAAACGGGGCCTGGTCAGCAAGGCCGGGACCGCCTGGAAGCTCACGCCAGCCGGCAGCAGGGCCCTCAACCTGATCAGCCAGGGGAACCCCAACCCATGGCGCTAACTGCCACAGCAACCAGCACACCTCTCTCTCCCCCTAAAGAGAGAAGGAATCAGGAATTATTCTTTGTAATGCCTTGCGGTGCAGTGGATCTGGGGAAATGGAAATCAGGAAAACAGCGGGAAAATACGGGAATTGATCGGGATTTTTCGCCCCTTGGAATCGAGCCTTCACCGACGCCTTCCCGGCATTCCCGCCTGTTTTCCCGATGGGCCTCCGAATTCCCACACATTTTCCCGCTCTCTGATAGCTGAGATCGCCCGCCACTACTGCCGTTTGGCCGAAAAATTCCCGATTCCCGCCCCTACGTAGTACCCCCCCCCTCAGCCTCTCGACCCCCGATGACCACCTCCAACCCCTGGCTCGTGCCCATCCCCGGCCTGCACCGCCGCGACCCTGAACACCGGTACTGGCTGGGCGATCTGGAGTTTCCGGTCAGCGTCACCGGCGTCCTGTCAGTGCTGAAGAGCGATTTCGCCATGCAGCGGATCGAGACCACCCGCGCCACCTGGGAGCCTCGCGGGAACAGCTGTCACCTAGGGCTGGAGGTGTTTCTGCGGCTAGGCCGCCACGGCAACGATGGGGCCGACGTCTACGAAATGGCAGAGATCTGCGCCGGCCCCTACGCCGACTGGATCCAGCCGCTGATCACCCACGAACGCTGGGCTCAGGTCGAGGTGATCGCCAGCGAACGCCCCACCTGCTGCACTCGCCGCCAGGTGGCCGGCACGTTCGATGTGGCCTACCTGGATCCGTCCCTGCCCCCCTCGCCAGATCGGCCCGCATGGGCCACTGGGCCCGCCAGGGTGTTGGCTGACCTGAAGAGCCTGGGGGAGAACGGCGCCACGTACTCCACAGCCGCCCAGCTCGGCGGCTACCAGGCCCTGGAGAGCACTCACGGTCATTTCTACGACTACGGCCAGACCATCTGGGCCAGGCCCGGCCAGACCACGTTCAGTCCTCTGTATTCCGTCGCGGAATGCCGCCTGGCCTGGGCTGCGGCCTGGGCTACCTGGCGGGCGCTGCACCCGCATCACCCCAGGCCTGAGCCTGGCATTGCCCTCGCGTGATCGCCTCCCCCTCCCGAGCCAGGGCCACGTAACGAACCGTAACGACCGCCTCAGTTATCCGAGCTGATCTGCCCTACGGTTGCGGCGGCTCAGCATCTCGACTCCAACCCACGTCTCCCCCATGACCGTCTACCAATCCTCCGTGCCCCCCTGGCGCCGCGACCACAGCGCAGCCATCCCGCCACAGGCACGCCGCAGCCGCAGCAAGAGCCAGGTTGGCGAGTGGATCTTGTTTATTTTCTTTACCGCGATCTTTGCCTCTCTGGTTCACGGGGCAATCAGATGAGCGGCGTATCTCACCCCGTCTTTGCATCTAGCAATGGATTGCTAGATGCCATCGTTAGCATTAAAGCCGAGCAAAAGTCTCTTTCAAGCAGGCTCGAATCCTTGCTTGACGAATTAGACCGGCGAGTAGCAGCCGGCCAAATTGACCCAGGTGGCTTCAGCCACAATGACTGGGCGTTTTCGTATAGCGAAGGGAAACGGAGTTGGGCATACCCCGCTCCAGTCAAAACCCTAGAGCAGCAGCTCAAGGCCGCCAAGAAAGTGGCTGAAGCTGACGGCAGCGCCACCGCCAGCACAGGCGCCCCGTTCTGGACAATCAAGGGGCCACAGTCATGATCGCTGACCCCTGGGCGAACGACGGCAACACGCTGCTCGCTGTCGACCTTGCCACCCTAAAGGGTCGCTTAACCGCCGCGATCCTGGAGCTGTTGGAGAATGGCGAGGTCGGGAATGACTGGCCGCAGCGCGTTGCGCAGGAGGTGTTGCTTCAACTTGCAGCCGAGCTAACGGCGCATGAGCAGCTGGCGAAGCGCCCGCTCACGTTAGCTGATGCGGCGCAGTTCTTAACGCACGAACTCTTGTGAGCAGGCTCGAATTCTTGCTTTACGAATTAGACCAATGATGTTTAACATCTGCGGCATTACCCCAGCGCCACAAGGCAGCAAGCGCCACGTTGGCGGTGGCCGCATGGTAGAGAGCAGCGCCAAGGTCATGCCTTGGCGCGAGGCAGTGCGGCAGGAAGCGCTAGCCACGGGCCTGGCCATCACCAGCGCCCCGATCTACCTGCGTCTGACGTTCCGTTTCACTAGGCCCAAGGGCCACCGCAACGCCAAGGGCCAGCTCAAACCCTCGGCACCCATTCGCCACATCACCAGGCCTGACCTGGACAAGCTCTGCCGCAGCACGCTGGACGGTCTCACCGGTGTGCTGTTCGCCGACGACAGCCAGGTGGTGTTCATGGTGGCGTCAAAGGAATACTGCACGCCCGGCTACGCCACTGAGCTAGAGGGCTGTCAGATCGAGATCAGGACCATGCAGTAAGCGTTGCGGCAGACTGAGCCCAGCAGCAGGGGATCAGGATGGCAGTCACGACCATGGGCATCGATGGCCTTCATGACCTCGCGCGGCTGGCTGCATTGTTCACACCTGAGCAGTTCGCCAAGGCCCAGGCGGCAGGCATGCGCTATGCCGCTAGATCATTCAATCGGCGTGGGCGGATTAATTCGATAATTGCGAAAGGAATTGCAGAAAGCTACGGCATCACGCAGCAAAGAATAAGCACAGATATAAGGCAACCATTTGTCGCGCCTGACGGTAGCTTTATCACAGTTGGATTCAGCAAGCGAGCACCAACCCTCAACCAATTCGCCATCAAGCCCGGCACCGGTCACCCACCACTGGGCGGCCGATCGCCTCAGCCAGGCCGTGGCCGTGGCAAGGGCTGGGGCAGGCCCAACCCCGCACGTCAGCCACTTACCGCTCTGCAGCTCAAGTCAGCCGGTCGCCAGCCGATCACCGGCGCGTTCCAGGCCGCAGGTCGCAACGGCAACCAGCTGGTGTTTCGTCGCAAGCGCAGCGGTAGGCTGCGCGGTCTCTATGGGCCCAGCATCGGCGGTATTTTCATGGGCGACACGCGCACTGGCGAGCGACTCCGCGCCCAGGTGCGCAACGAGGTGGCGGCCCGGTACCGCATTGGCTTTATGCGTGCCCTGATGGCCGGCCAGCGCGGCTACGGCGCAGCAGCGCTCGACATGCTCGACGGGTGAGCTGTCGCCGCTGGCGAGAATGATTCTCGCTCTCAGGGGGGGCAGGCTCACGGGTCCTCCCTGGCGGCGCTAAGCGTGGGTGCCACGCAATCGCCGTTTGTCTGTTGATAACGGTTCTCAGTAAATGTGACAAGGGCCGGCCACGGGGCACACGATCCCCCTCCCCTGTCACATTCTTGTCACAACCTAGAATGATGTGACAAAGGTGTGACAAGGCTCTGAGTGCTGATCAGCATTGAGGCGGCCATGAAGGTGCTCGGGCTCGGGAGTCGCGGCGAGATCTACCGCAAGATCAACGGAGGCCACCTGCCGTCTTTCCCCGGACCGAGAGGCAAGTTGGTCGAGCGGGATGGGTTGGAGGAGCTGTGGGCAAAAATCAATCGCCCCAAGTCCAAGCATCCCCCTCGAACAAATAGCCAGCCCAGCCAGCCCAGCAGCCCAGCTCCCCGCCAGCCAGCCAAGCCAGCTCCCAGGCCAGGCCCTGCGCCGCGCCTAGACGGCCCCGAGGATCTGGCTCAGGATCCTCCCCCTGATTACCACGTCAGCCATGCGAGGGCCGAGTACGAAAAAGCAAACCTGCTGGAACTCCAACGCAAGACGCAGGAAGGCCAGCTGCTTCGCCGCGAGGATGCAGAACAGGCCTGGGGCAGCGCTGTGAATATCACCCGATCGCGATTGCTAGGGGTGCCCAGCGCGGCGAAACAAAGGATCCCGCATCTGGAGCTGGAAGAGGTGGAGCTGCTGACGCTGCTGATTCGCGAGGCACTGGAAGAGCTGGCGGCTGGAGACCTGACGGCATGACGCTGGCCCTGCACCTCGGCGACTGCCTGGACGTGCTTCGCACCATGCCGAACTGCAGCGTGGATGCGGTGGTGACCGATCCGCCGTACTACCGCGTCAAGGACGAGGACTGGGATCGCCAATGGGACGACCCGGCCGCTTTTCTTGCCTGGCTAGATCAGGTGGCCGAGCAGTGGCAGCGGGTTCTCAAGCCCAACGGGTCGCTCTATTGCTTTGCTTCCCCGCAGATGGCGGCACGTGTTGAGGTGATGCTGGGGCAGCGGTTCCAGGTGTTGAACAACATCCGGTGGACCAAGGCCCAGGGATGGCATAAAAAGGCAGAGAAGGAGGCACTGCGGTCTTACCTGTCGCCGTGGGAAGCGGTGATCTTTGCCGAGCAGTTCGGGGCGGATGGCTCAGCGCTCCACGGGTCAGGTTGGGCCGATCAATGCGCAGAGCTTCGCGCTGGCGTGTTTGAGCCGTTGCGCCAGTACTTGCTTCAGGAGCGCGACAGGGCAGGCATCACAAACCGGCAAGTTGACGAGTGCTTGGGCACGTCGGACATGGCTCGCCATTATTTCGGGGCCAGCCAATGGGCGCTGCCCACCGAAGACGCCTACGCCAAGCTGCGGCATTTGTTCAACAACGGCCCAGGGCACGAGTATCTCCGCCGCGACTACGAGGATCTCCGCCGCGACTACGAGGATCTCCGCCGCCCGTTCAGCGTCACCCGCTTTGACCCGTTCACCGATGTTTGGACCTTTCGCGCCGTCCAGCCACGGCCAGGGAAGCACCCATGCGAGAAACCCCAGGCCCTGCTGCGGCACATCATCAGCAGCAGCACCAAGCCCGGCGCCGTGGTGCTTGACTCGTTTGCTGGTAGCGGGGCAACGGGTCAAGCCTGTCTTGCCTTGGGCCGGGAGTTCATCGGCATTGAGCGCTGCCCCCATTGGCACCGCGTCGGGACGCAATCCCTGAAGACAGTTCAGCCTGATCTGTTTGGCTCAGGCTGCGCAGCATGATCACCGCCGATCCGGCCGAACTCACCAGGCAGATCCTGGCCGGCCTCAAGCCGCCGCCACGGTTGCGGCTGAGCGAGTACGCCGACAAGTTTGCGGTGATGACCGGCAACGCTGCTGAGAAGGGGCGGTGGAACACGCTCCCCTATCAGCGCGAGATCCTCGACGCCTTCACCGACCCAGCTGTGGAGACGGTGGCGATTATGAAGAGCGCTCGAATTGGCTGGACAAAGATGTTGGGCGTGGTGATTCAGCTGTTCAGCCATCAGGATCCATGCCCCGTGATGATTGTGCAGCCGGTCAAAGAAGACGCAGAGGGCTATAGCAAAGAAGAAATTAAGGACTTGTTTCAAGATACGCCCTGCCTGCGTGGCCTAATCTCCGAAAGCAAAGCTCGCAATACAGTCAGCAACACGATTCTGTTAAAGCAGCTGAGCAACGGCGGCTTGATTGACATTGTGAACGCTGCCAGCGGTCGCAGTTTCCGACGCAAAAGCCGCAAGGTTGTGCTGTTTGATGAGGTGGACGCCTACCCCAAGCTCGATGAAGGCGATCCGATCAAGTTAGGCCGCAACAGGGCCGATTATTACTGGGATCGCAAGATCGGCCTAGGCGGCACTCCAATTTTTAAGGGTGGCAAAACCGAGGAATGGTTCCTGAGGGGCGACCAACGGCGCTATTTCGTGCCGTGTCCGTTCTGCCAGGTGATGCAGGTGTTGCGCTGGGAGCAGATGATTCGCGAGGGCGAGCACGCCGGCCACTACGGGTGTGAAAACTGCGCCGAGCCGATCCCCCACAGCAAAAAACGGTGGATGGTGGAGCGCGGCGAGTGGCGCCCCACGGCTGTTAGCCAGCAGCCAGGCCTGGTGAGCTTCCACATCTGGGCCGCCTACAGCTATTCCCCAGCGGCGAGCTGGCCCGTGCTGGTGCGCGAGCACGCCGAGGCCCTGGAGGCAATGCGCAAGGGCGACCCTGATGCAATGCAGACCTATCACAACACCGTGCTAGGGCTGCCCTGGGAGGATTCGATCTCCAGCAAATTGACCGGCGACGGCCTGGCCGAGCGCCGCAAGAACGAAACCGCCGGCAACGGCTACCCGGCTGGCACGGTGCCAGATGGCGTGCTGCTGATCACCGCTGGCGTTGACGTGCAGGGCGGCGGCGGCACCTCAGGCGAGCGGTTGGTGGTGACGGTATGGGGCTGGGGCCGTGGTGAAGAGGGCTGGCACCTGGGCCACTGGGAGATCGATGGCGACCCGCAGCAACCCGAGACGCTGGCGCAGCTGGATCAGATCGCCAAAACCAAGTGGGTCAGGGCCGATGGCGCAGAGATGCGGCTGGCGATGGGCGGCATTGACGACGGCGGCTATGCCACTCATGAGGTGCGCGACTGGTGCCGGGGCCGCACTGCCAACTGGGTGCCGATGAAAGGGGCCCCTCAGAAGGGCAAGCCGCTGCTCGGGAAAGGTGTCGCCGTGGATGTCAACCGCAAGAACCAAGGCATCGTGAAAAAGGGCGTGCTGCTCTATGGCATCGGCTACGACGCCAGCATCAACCACCTACAGGGCCGTCTGCGCAACGAACAGCCAGGCCCCGGCTATTTGCATTTTGGTGAGGCCTCGACTGATCAGTTCCTGGCGGAGCTGTTCCCGTGGAAACGCATGCCCAAACGGCACAACGGCCAGACTACCTACAGCTGGGTACTCCCCAACGGCTCCCGCGATGAGGCCGGCGACTGCACCAGGATGGCCTATGCGGCGCTGCAGCTGGTTGCCCGCCGCTACAACCGGGCGACGATGTGGGATCAACTGGAAGCGCAGGTGCGGGCCGGCCAGTCAGTTGGCGGCGGCCTGTCCCTTGCTGGTTGGAAGCGGTGACTCGGGCTAGCTAGTCTGATGCCATGGCAGGAATTTCGCTAGCAACTGCACAGACGCAGCTCGACGCCTACCTAGCGGCCGAGACGGCGATCCTGACCGGGCAGGAGTACACGATCGGCGCCCGGCGCATGAAGCGAGCCGATTTGGAGACGGTGCAGGCCGGCATCACGCTCTGGAATCGGCGCGTGCAGGAACTGAGCGCCCGGCAATCGCGTGGCCGCTCCATCACTCCCTCGCCGCTGTTCTGATGCAGACCCCGCAGGTAAAGCCGCCGCTGCTGGAACGCCTGATCAATCGGGTTTCCCCGAAGTGGGCGCTCGAGCGCGAGAAGTCGCGGGCCACCATGGCGCGGATGGGCGGCTATGTGGGCGGCAGCTACAGCGAACGCTTTGCCGGGTGGACCCCTGGCGTTCGCGATGCAGATAGCGACATTGCGTACGACCTGCGGGAGATGCGCGGCAGGTCGCGGGACATGGCTCGCAACGCGCCGATTGCTAGCGGTGCGATCGAGAACATGGCCACCTATGTGGTCGGCACTGGCTTGACGGTGCAGAGCAGGATCGATGCTGAGCTGCTAGGGCTCAGCGACGACGAAGCCAGTAAATATCAAGGTGAATTTGAGCGGTATTTTAATACTTGGGCGGGCTCGCAATTTGCAGACTATTACCAAGGCCAGAATTTTTACGAACTACAGGACTTAGCGCTTCGCGCCGAATTGGAATCGGGCGATGCCTTTGTGCTGCTGGTGAAATCAAAAGCCAAGAACTGGCCCTATCGCATTGCGGTGCAGATCGTTGAAGCCGATCGTGTATCGAATCCCAACCATGCGATGGATACCGATGCATTGACCCAGGGGATTGCAAAAATAGACGGCATTGCCACCAGCATTCATATAGCAGACCGCCATCCCGGCCGAACAATCAGCGGCAAGCCGCCCCAGTGGATTGAACGGCCTTTCTACACTGCCAATGGCAGCCGCAAGGTGCTGCATCTGTTCCACAAGAAACGCCCCAACCAAACCCGTGGGGTGCCCTGGCTGGCACCAGTGATCGCAAAGCTGAAGCAGCTCGATCGCTATAGCGACGCAGAGGTAGACGCGGCAGTCAATGCGGCAGTGTTTGCCGTGTTTGCAACAATGGACGCAGAAGCATTTGACGGATTATTTGATGACGCATCAAAAGCAACCTATATCGAGAATGCAAAGTCTTGGGACGGCGGTCTTAACTCTGGCAAGGTTATCAATACTTTCCCCGGCGAAACGATCTCTAGCCCATCACCAGGGCGACCTAACCCGGTGTTTGAACAGTTCTTTCAAGCTGTAAATAACGAAATCGCTGTAGGCCTTGGGTTGCCGCGCGAGGTGGTACTTAAATCGTTCAACGCCAGCTACTCAGCGTCTCGCGCCGCGCTGATGGACGCCTGGCGCAGTTATCAGGTGCGCCGTGCTCGGCTCTCCAGTAGGTTTGGCGGGCCGATCTACGAAGAGATCATTGCCGATGGCGTGGCCATGGGCCACCTGACTGCCCCTGGGTTTTTCTCCGACCCGTTCATTCGTGCCGCCTGGCTCGGCTCCAGCTGGAGTGGCGACGGCCCTGGTGCGCTGGATCCGCTCAAGGAGGCCAACGCAGCTGAGAAACGCATCAAGATTGGCCTCACCACGCTGCCAAAAGAATCGCTTGCTTACGACGGCAGCGACTGGGAGGCCAACCACCGCACCAGCGTCCGAGTTACGGCCGAGCGTGTTGAAGGTGGTCTAGAAGCCCCCGTGGTGCTGCAGCAGCCAGGCGCGGCGCCCCCCCAGCTCCCTGCCGGCAGCGTGCCAGGACCAGGGGATGACGATCCTGGCGAGAATGAAGACCCTGCCGAGCTCGATTAAGACATGAACATCCTCGACGTTCTCTACCAGCCATGGGCGATTGATGCCGATCGCCTGATGGAGATTCAGGAGATCTACGCACACCACCTGCGGGGCGAATCGATCGACCTCGAAGCGGTGGAGGCCCGACTAGGCCGCAAGCTGCAGAACGAGCACCAGGGCTATCAGGTGCGGGACGGGGCGGCGCTGATTCCGCTGCGAGGCGTGATCGCGCCGCGAATGAACCTGATGGCTCAGGTGAGCGGCGGCACCAGCGCCGAGCTGTTTGTTCGTGATGTGCAGGCCGCAGCAGCTGACCCCGCGGTGAGCTCCATTGTGCTGCTGGTGGATTCGCCCGGCGGCGCTGTTGGCGGCACACCGGCGGCAGCAGCGGCAGTGATGGCGGCCCGTGCCGCGAAACCCATAGCCAGCTGGGTTGACGGGGCGATGGCGTCCGCCGCCTACTGGATTGGCTCAGCAGCGGATCGGGTCTATCTGGGCTCCAGTGTTCACCCGGTGGGCAGTATCGGCGTGATCGCTACCCACTCCGATCAAAGCCAGCGCGAGGCGTCGCTAGGCGTGAAAACGACCGAGATATTTGCCGGCCGGTTCAAGGCCGCTATGAGCCCCCACCAGCCGCTAAGCGAGCTGGGGCGACAGACGATGCAAGACCAGGTGGACTATCTCTACTCGCTGTTCGTGGGCGATGTAGCGGCTCAGCGTGGTGCCTCCGTCGACCAAGTGCTTGCTGATATGGCCGATGCTCGGGTGTTCATTGGCCAGCAGGCTGTAGACGCAGGCCTGGCGGATGGAATCGCTAGCCTGGAGACTGTAATTGCCGAATTAAACGATCGGGCAGCCACGGCCGCCAGGTCGTCGGTTGTCGTACCCCCCCTGAGACGAGCATCTATGGACCCCACCCAAGCCGCCGCCGCGTGGGCGGCTGAGAATCCCCAGGCTGCGGCTGTGCTGCGGGCCGAGGGCGCATCTGGTGAACGCGACCGCATCGCCGCGGTGCGCCAGCAGGTATTGCCTGGCCATGAGGCCCTCATCGAACAGCTGGCCGCCGATGGTCAGACTTCCGGGCCTGAGGCTGCCATGCGGGTGATCGCCGCTGACAGGCTGCGCCAGGCCAACCACCGTCAAGCCCGGCTTGATGACGCCATTGACGCGGTGCCGCAAGCCGCCGCGCCTCTGGCCGAGGATCACGCCTCAGGCTCTCGACTCGGAACCGGCGGCGCCATCACAGCGTCCACCGATACGGCGGCTTTGGATGCTGCCGCCAAACGCTACCAGGTGCAGCACCCAGGCACCTGCTACATCGATGCCATCAAAGCGGTTCAGGCATCTGCCTGATAGCAATTCAACTCCCCAATCCCCAATTCTGAGGTATCAATCATGGCCGTAGGCGAAATTGGCTTACTGCAAAAAACCACAATTGCCACCGCTACGGCCACCCAGTATCGAGGCATGCAGGTGAGCGGAGCTGCCGTAACCGCCGGTGGCGCTGGCTATCCAGCTGCTACGGGCGGTGTCATCGGTGACGCCATCCCGTTGACGCTGGTAGGCGTGGCAATCGGCGAAGCCGGCGCCGCTGTGGCGTTTGGTGCGGCATTGGAATTTGACGCCTCGGGCCGTTACATCACCCGAACCACCGGCATCACCGTTGCCCGCGCATTGACAGCAGCCAGCGCAGCGGGTGCACAGATGGAAATTCTCGTAATCACCAACTAAGTCAGTTTTTCGCCAATTCCAACCAATAGGTCTAGACTCCCATGCCACAGCTCACCCCATCCCAAGCCAGGGTTGTTAACCCGGTATTGACGACAATTGCTCAGGGCATTAAGCAACGCGATCTAGTCGGCAGCTGGCTTTTCCCCAAAGTGGATGTTGCCCTGCGCGGCGGCCAAATTATTACATTTGGCCGCGAAGCTTTTATGCAATACACTGGCCTGCAACGCGCTCCTGGCACCGCTACGTCGCGGGTTCAGTTTGGCTATGCAGCTGGCAGCTATACGCTGTTGGATTTCTCGCTTGAGGGCAAGCTGCCGGTAGAGCTGGAACAGGAAGGCCGCGTGGCCGCCAACGGATTTTCAATTGATGGGGCAGAGATGGCCCTTAAGCTCCCAAGCCGCATCATGGACCTGCGGCTGGAGATTGCTCAGGCAACTCTGGCCACCACCCTGGCTAACTATCCCCCAGCCAACCGGATTACGCTTTCGGGTACGTCGCAGTTTTCGGATTACTCCAACTCCAACCCCCTGACAGCCTTCGAGACTGGCAAGGAAGCCGTCAGAGCGCAGACAGGCCAGCATCCCACCCACGGCATAATGGGCCCCGCCGTATGGGCCAGTCTGAAATACCACCCAGATTTGGCGGAGTACACAAAATACACCGGCCGCGAAGTAGCAACTCTGTCTATTCTTTCCGACTTGACTGGGATCCCCAATTGGTACGTCGGCAATTGCATCACGTCTAACGACGCTGGCACAACGCTGAGCGACGTATGGGGCAAGGATATTGTTCTTGCTTACTCGGACACCGAAACCCTTGACGCCTATGGTGCTCCGACCTTTGGGTACACTTACAACCTGAGCGGCTATCCATTTGCCGAAGATCCTTACTACGATCGCAATCAAAAATCACAGATCTTTCCTGTGACTAGGTGCGAAGCTCCGGTGATTGCTGGCTCTAGCGCTGGCTACCTGATTAAGTCCGCTGTTGCATGATCATGACCAAACAAGACACCAGCATCTACACGGTCTTAACGGGCCCCATTGACCACGATGGGGCCCGTTACCCGGAGGGGGAAGAAATCCCCCTGAGCAGCGATGCCGCCGCGCCGCTGCTGGCCCTGGGCGCCATTGAGGCAGTGCTCCCTGCCGCGAAAGCCAGGCAGCCCGAGAAAACCCCCGACTGATGCCATTTACCGAGGCCCTAGATCTCTTTTTCGCTGACTTCGGGAAGCCGGTTGTGGCGGGAACAGTGACGGGCCTCGGCATCCTGGACCAGTCCGGTGAATTTGCTCTGGGCGGCGATCTTGCCTACGTTGAATATCCGCTGTTGGCACCAACTGCCACATTTGGCAATCTTGTTTATGGCCAAATTATTACGGTGGATGGCGTCACCTTCAAGGTGGAGTACAAGCCTCGTCCAATTGATGACGGGGCAATGTGCATCGTGCCCCTGATGCCCACTGACGAAACCCCACCTCCCGCCCATGAAGACGTGGGTTTTTCTTACTACCTATCTGTGTTCCAGTAATGCGCAAGCCACCGCTCGACCCATCGCTGTTCACGTTTAGCCCAACGGCTGGAACGGTGACGTTTGCATCGGGATCTACGAGGCCAACGCATCAGGCACAGATTGTCAGCATTGTCAATACTTCTAATGAGATTTATCTTTATCTGCCCGTACAGTCGGGACGTGGCGGCGCATATAACGCGACAACAGGCATTTTAACGCTTGAGATCGTTACCACAGCAATGAACAGCGGCGATGCGCTGCAAATTGTTATTGATGACAGCGAAATAGGCGCTACCAGCGCACTGCAGGCAGCCGGGAATGTCCTGCTGGGTGGCATCGGCGACAAATTGCCGCCGCTAGACGGTGGACGGTGGCCCGTATCTGGACCGCTGACTGACGTTGAGCTGAGGGCTCAGCCAGTGCCAGTCAGCGGAACGTTCTGGCCAGCAACTCAGCCGGTTTCAGGGACTTTTTGGCAGACAACTCAGCCGGTCTCTGGCCCGCTGACCAACGTGCAGCTGACTGCGAGGCTGCCAATTCTGACACTATCCGGCACGCGGCTGCAGGTTGAACCGTCGTTGGCGACCGATGCATCCACAGCCACCAACCAGGCGGCATCTAATGTTGCGCTGGGCAGCATTGACGGCAGGCTGGGCGTCACCGGCACAGATGCCCCCACCCTGCCAACTGGCGCCAGCGGCCTCGCGGGATTGGTGCAGGTGTTTTATCAGGCGCTGCTGGATAGGCTGCCGGCGACACTGAGCGGCGGCCGGCTGCAGGTGGCGCCGTCTCTGGCGGCTGATGCCGCCACCGCCACCAATCAGGAAATTATTAACAATTGCCTGGGCACTACTAATGAAACCCCTCCAAATAGCGACACCGCCAGCGCTGGCCTAAATGGGCGGATGCAGCGGCTCGCGCAAGGCCTCAGCTCGATCCTGCTGAAGCTGCCGGCGTTTGGTACTGCCGGTGCGCCTAGTTCGGATGTGTTGACGGTGCAAGGGGCGTCCAGTGGAACCGTCCTACCGGTTGCTCCAAACGTTACCCGTGGTGTTGGTAACGCAGATGGCAGCACTCAGCGAGTGACACTAGCTAGTGACAGCCCGGCGGTAATATCGCTGGCTGCGATAGCCAGTAGTCAGCCAGATGTGCAAACTACGTCAGCCGCATCATCCGATCGTGGTTCAGTGGTTCGACATGCACCTTGCTCTCAGTGGAAAGCAGATTTTTCTAGCACTGGGTCTGATTTACTGGCACCAGAGTTAGTGTTACGATCATCGTCTTCATTAGTAGTATCACAAGCTAGCGGTAACTTGCTTGTCAACACAGGTACTGCGACAAACGCTGAACTGCTCTGCAGATCTGCTGTCTCATTTAGGGGAACGGTGGCTTTAAGGTGGCGCTTGCTACCGTCGCAAAGGATAGCAAACAGTAACTTAATGGTTTTGCTTGCTGACAGAATTGGTGAAAACCTTGCCTACACATGCACGGCTACAAACGTAGTTGTAACGTTTCCTGGTCATTCATACACGTCAGCCAACGTCGGTCAGTCTATGATGTTGGGTGCTATTACTGGTGCGGCTGGCATTCCAGGACGATATCCTATTGCTAGTGTTGGTGCAAATACTATTACCTTTACAGTAACTGCGTGGCCAGCTAGCAGTAGCGGCACGCTTGACTTGTTTGGGCACAGCTACGTGCAGCAGCTTTACTCTGGTACTGCAAACGCTACGCTTGACGCCCAGCGTGGGGGTTGGAATACTGGTTCTGTAACAATGACTGCCCCTCTTTATGCTAATATTCACTCTGCATCTATTCAGCTAGACGGCAGAACCGCTGCAGCCTGTCGATCAGGAATAGGGGATGTACTTAATTTATCGGCATTAAGATCAGATATTGTGCCAGATGACAGTACGAATTTATTTTTGTATCTGTGGGCTTACAATGGCTCTACAGCACCAGCTTCTGCAACAACGTGGACTATATTGTCTTTATCGCTGGAAGAGAATGCCAACATCCCTTTATACCTAGCGGGTATGAAGCAGTCGGGGTTTGGATCTCCACTAGCAATGACAGGTGCTGTTACTGTATTAGCTGGTACGGCACTTGCCAGCGATGTTGGTGTTCAATACCGTGCTAGCGTCACAGGTGGTGCCACGCCCGCCAAGGTAATATCTTCGGCGGCAAGCCCAAGCTCAATACTTAAAGTTGGAGTAACACGACCACTTGGCTGGAACTTGGCAAATACTACGACTTTATGGGTATATGCCAAGTTATATAATTCAACAACGGCCACAGCCGGTACCGCAGGGGTTGTTATCCCAATTGCAATCCCTCCTAATGGGATCAATCGTCATTTTAACGAAGGGGGACTAACGGGTTTTGCTACCGGCCTTACGCTTACCACCGTAACAGGCGCCGCTGACTCCAGCGCCACGGCAGCGCCTGATGGTGCTATAGTTGGTTCGGTGTTTTTTGCTTAATTGATTCATGGCCAAAACATTGAGGCTGCTGGTCAACGGCCCTATTGACGAAATTGAATACGCGGCCACTCAGCTGGTTGTCTTCGATAACGATGACCAGGCTAATGGCCTGATCGCTAGTGGAGTTGGCGAAATCTACACCAGCGAGTTTGGTACTACCACTAGCCATGATGCTAGGGTTGCCGCGCTACTTGCTTCCCGTGCTGAGCCTGAGGCTTTTCACAGTGAACCTCAACCAGAACCTCAACCAGAACCTGAACCAATTGAAGGTTGATACGTCAACGTTACTACGTTAGTGGCTAAAAACGTAATGCTAGTCTCAACGTACTAAGTTAAACAAGCCTCTGAGCTGGGCCACGCTATCAGCTGCCGCCGATCGCGTGGCACTCGACCGGTTGGGCGGCGTCAGCGTCACTGCTGGCGCCACAACCGGCAAAGGTTTTTTGCGTCACAACAGCGAGGCTGTCGATGCGCAGATCCACCGGCAACGGTCGCAGAGTTAGGGATTACAGCGGCTGGAATGCTTGCGCTGTCCGCTGACTTGTGCGAGTTGCTGGAAAAACATTCTCCAGGCTGCACTGCCGACCGACTACAACTGATGGCCAACTGGGCTGTCACGTTGCGTGTTGACGGCACGGCCACCATTGTTCGACTGCCCGAGCCCGATCCGGAACCCGGCGATGGTGAGTCAGCCTCAGACTCGCTAGCCTGAGGCCATGGGAGTTGATGCCATGATTGCGCTTGCGGCACTGGGCCTGTCTCTGCTGGGAGTGGGCTCTGCTGGCGCCGCAGCACTGTTTAAAATTGCCAGGGGCCTCGGCTCGTTCGAGGCCAAAATCCTTGAGGTGATCCGCAACCAGCAATCCCAGATCAACCGACTGGAGCAGGTCGCCGACCGCCACGACGAACGACTGAGGGATGGCGGCCTGTGAGCTGGCCGGCTGTTGGCAGTAGCCTGTAGCCAGACAGAGGCACTCCATGACCATCTCCAGCGACTATGCGCAGTATGCAGGCCTGGCGTTGTTCGTCACCAGCGAGCTGATCGGCATGAGCAGGCTGCGGAGCAACAGCGTGCTGCAGCTGGTGCTGAGCGCCGCGCGTCGTGCGTTCCCTTACAGCCGCGTGCGCTGACCCCTGGCGCTCGGACTCTCGACCCTAACCCCTATAGCCGCCGGCCATGACCAGCAGCAGCATCAGTGAGCGCATCATGGTGGCCGTCGAGGCCCTGCTGCAGGGCGTGCCGCAGGTAGGCACGCGGATCTGGCGCGAGCGCGAGGAGCCGCCCAGCCGCGACGAATGCCCCTGCCTGATCCTGGGCTGCGACGCTGAGCCCAGCAGCACCGGGACGGTGCCCGTAGTGGATTGCCGGCTGAAGGCCTTCATCGACATCTGCGTCTCAGGGCGGCCCCTAGCGACCCTGGCAGATCCAATCCGCGTTGCCATCAGTCAGCGGCTGATGGCCAGCCCCCGCACCCTGGGGGGCTTGGCCTGGGACATCGTGCCCGAAGGGACAGAGTGGGATCGTGCCGTGGGAGAGATCGGAATCGCTAGGCTGAGGTTCGAGGTTCGTTTCCGCCACCGGCGCGACGACCCGACCGCAACTATCTAGGGGGATCGGAGTGGCTAGCCTGACTGCAGATGAAATGTTTGCTGCTGGCCACGGCGGCAGCTACCAACTCGACCCTGTGACCGGAAGACGCACGCTCATCACAGAGCCTGCGCTGCCCGCGGAGGCTCCCGAGCCTACCAAGCCTACCAAGCCTGCCGCAGCTCAGGCCAAGCCCTCCACCCCAGCCCCCCGGTAAATAATCATGGCCAATTTTGCAGTTGAAAACCTAGCGCTGGTCAAGCTGGAGACCGCCTATGGCGTCGATGCTGTTCCTACAGCCAATGACGCTATTCTTTGCGTTGAACCGGTAATCCCCGAGATGCGCGGGGAAGTTATCACCGAGAGCCTGGTGCGGCCGTTCATGGGCGGCCAGCGGCAAATGGTTGTCGGCGAGCATTACGCGGTCAATTTCAAGGTTGAGGTCAACGGCAGCGGCGTCGCCGGTACTGCGCCGCGCTATGGCCCACTGCTACAGGCCAGCCGCCACGCGCTGACTACGGTTGCCACCACGTCTAATACTTATTCCGAGATTAGTACAATTGGCGCCGCTAGCACTAGCGTCACTTGCCAAATCTGGTACAACGGCTCCCGCCACGTCATCACCGGCTGGCGCGGCTCTTCAGTGACATTTGAGCTGGTTAATAACGATAAGGGCTACTTTACCTTCCAGGGCATTGGAATCTACGCAGGCCCCGTCACAGCTGCGCTGCCTACTTATACATTCTCCACTACAGCGCCGCTTGCGCTACCGGTCACCCTGGGCAATACGCTGAACATAAACATTGCCGGCCATAGCGCTGGGTACCTGCAAAGCTTCCGGGTGACGTTGACAAATGACACGATTTATAACTCCCGGCCAGGTGGCGCCCCACAGGTGTTGATCACCGGTATGCAGACCACGACGTTCGAAGCCGTCTACGAGGCCCCGCTACAATCGGTATTCGACCCATTTGCAGCTGCGCTTACTAATACCACTGGGGCCCTCAGTGTCACCCACGGCACCACCAACGGCAACCGCGTGGCATTTGCAGCTGCCAGGGCCAAGACGCTGATCCCTAGCTATGAGAATGATAACGGGGTGGTAATGATGAGGGTGCCGGGCATTTTGCTGCCCAGCACTACGGGCAATGATGGCCACACGTTTGCATTTACCTAAGCGTCTGCTGGCTCAGACTCCCTAGCCCGATCCCCACTCACCACCACCATGACCTTTGTTCTTGACCTGTCTCCCACCTACCCGCGCGAGGTGAGCTGGAAAGTGGCGGGCGACAGCCCCAGCACTCCCATTGAAATTAAATTCACGGCGCTATATAATCGGCTAGACGTAAAGCAAATCAGGGATGTATTCGTTGATTTCTGGCGGGCCGCTGGGCAGCAAGATGAGCTAACAGAAGACGAAAAAACCAGGGAGCCCCGAACCGATCGGCAGATAGTTGACATCATCCTGGGCGGCTGGGATGACATCGTTGGGCCTGGGGGCAATTCCGTGCTATTTGATGAAGTTGCTCGGAACAGAGTGCTCAGCATTAAAGGCGCTTTGCGGGCCATTATCGACAGATGGATCGAAAGCCTCGACACTGAAGGCGAAGAAAAAAACTACTCGGCGCCGCTGAATACTGGGCAACCGGCGGTAAGCGAAAAGCCCCCTACTCTCCCGACGCCATCGCCGCCGCCGCAGCCTTCGGTGTAGCACTCCCCGCCATGCCCGAGCCCGAAATCATCGATTACCCGGTGCTCCCCGCCAACTGGGACGCCGTGATGATGTTCTGCCGAGGGCAGTGGCAATTCAGCATGAACGGTCGGGAATGCCTTGACCTCAATACCTATCTGGGCCCAGGCAAGCTCTTCGATCTCTATGAGGTGCCTGACCACCGGGCCATGGTGGAGCGGTTGCGAGTGATGGAGCATGCCGCGCTCACTGCTCTTCGCGCACAGGAGGCCTAGTCGTGAGTCAAGACGCAATCCTGAGGATCTCGGCCCAGGTTGCTGGCGCCAATAACATCAAGAGTTTGTCCGATGGCCTGCAGGGGCTACGGCGAGCTGGCGAGCTCAGCAATGCAGAGCTGGGCCGCATGCAGATCGCGGTCAATCGCGCTGCGCGTGAGGCTGGCAACACCGTGGCCGGCATCAAGGCCCACGCTGCGGCACTCGATCGGCTCCGCGATCGCACGCAGGTTGGCAGCAACGCGTACAACCGCCTAGGTCGCGAGGCTGATGCGCTCCGGGGCAGACTGACTCAGCTCACGGCTGCACAGGAGAAGCTGCCACGCGCGAGCGCTAACAGCCTGGCGGGGATAAGTCAGCAGATTAGCCGAATGCAGCAGCTCCGCCAGGAGGTGGATCTGGGCACCAAGCGGTTCGATCTGTACACCGCTGGGATTGCCAGGCTCCAGGCGAAGATGGCCAGCGCCACAGCAGCCCCCGCCAAAATGGACTGGCGGGCAATCGGTGGCTCTGCTGGCGGCAGCCTGCTGATGGGCGGCGGCATGCAGGGCGCCATGGGCAGCCTGGCTGGGGGCATGGCAGCGTCGGGCAGTGTTGCCGGGATGGTGGCCGGTGCGGGCGTGCTCGGGGCCGGCGCACTGGCCGTCAACAGCACCAGAGCGGCGCTGGACGAATACGGCAGCCTGCGCCGCATACGAACGCTAACCGCAGACTCAGATGCCCTGATGGCAAAAATCAGGGAGCTAACCGTAGCGCAGGGGAATCTATCGAATAGCGCAGAAGCAGGCGCCGCAGCCTATGAAATCCTCAGCTCTGGCTTTAGCAAGACTGACGACGTTATCAAAATTCTCAAGGTATCGACGCTAGGTGCTACTGGCGGTTTTTCAGATATTAAAACCGTTGCGGATGGCGCAACGTCCATTATGAACTCATTCAACCTTTCCGCTGATAAAGCTGCAAAGGTTGTTGATCAAATGGTGCAAACTCAGAATGACGGTAAGATTGTAGTTGATCAGTACGCCCAATCGATTGGCAGGCTGGCGCCATCGTTTGCCGTTGCAGGCTTGTCGGTAGAAGAGATGAATGCTGCCATCTCCGCGCTGACGGCTAAGGGCGCACCAGTTGAGACCACAATGAGTGGCCTGAACCAAACAATCAAAAGCATCATCAAACCAACCGAAGAAGCGAAAAAGCTTGCGGCGGCGCTAGGCATAGAGTTTAGCGTTGCTGGCTTGCAAGCCAAGGGCTTGGGCGGTTTCCTGCAGGATGTGATGGTGAAAACCAAGGGCAGCGCTACGGCGCTTGGCGTGCTCTTTTCGGATATTGACGGATTTAAGGCCGTTGTATCATTGACTAATGACGGACTGAAAGGTTATAACAAGTCGCTGCAAAATATGGACACCTTGACGGGGCAGGCAGCCAAGGCAGCAAAGCAAGCCGTTGATCCTGTTAAGCAATTTAGTAATGCATGGAAAGATTTTTCAGCTAATGCAGGTAGAGCTTACCTGCCGGCGCTGGTCAAGACGCTTGAGCTAATGACCAAGATAATACAGGCCGATCAGCAATGGCGCAGGCTTACGGACGTAGGCAGCATGCTTGACAAGCCAGCTGAACCCAAAGGCGTACCATATAAGCCCGGCTCGCCAATAATCACTAAAAGGTTTACATACCTTAGCCCTTATAGCGTTGCAGGTGTTGCGGGGCAGTTCGACCCTAACACTGGCGCATTGATCAAGCCGACCATGCCTAGCGTCAAGGGGGGCAAGGTTGATCCCAACTGGGCGGAGTTTGTCACGCGCCAACAGCAGGGCGGCGGCATTCGCGGCAATCGCATGTACGCGGGGACCAAGCCTGACGACCCCGCCATGCGTGCGCTGGTGGAGAAGACTGTTGGCAGCGGCGCAGGCAGCGGCGCAGGCAGCGGCGCACGCACCAGCACCAGCTTCCAGCCCAGCAGCAAAGCCCGGGCCCTGATCAGCGCCGCCGGCAAGCTAGGCGTATCGCCGCTTGATTTGGCAACGATTATTTCGTTTGAGACTGGCGGCACATTTAACCCAGGCAAGTGGGGCGGCTCTGGCAATAACTATCTGGGCCTGATTCAAATGGGCGGCCCAGAACGCAAGAAATACGGCGCCCATGCTGGCCAATCGTTCGAGGAACAGGTTCAGGGGCCTGTGGTGAGATACCTCCAGGATCGATTCAATAGCCGAGGAATGTCCACCCAGGGCGCCGACCTGCTGACGCTCTACCGCACGGTGCTGGGGGGCAACCCCAAGGCCAGCCTGACCCGCACAGACGGCAATGGCGTCACCCCCGCCAGCGGAGTGGCCCGCATGGGCCCGCACCGTCAGAAGGCGTTGCGCATGTTTTTCGGCGGCAGCATGGAGAATGTGGGCTACGACCTGGCCCAGGCCGGCGCTGATCAAGTGCAGGGCAGCGAGAAGACCGCGGCGCTGCAGAAAACCCGAGCCGATCAGCTGGCTTCGGCCCGCGAGCTGCTGGCCACTAACCAGGGGCTGTTGAGGATTGCCGAGGCCACGGGCCCCGCCGCGAAGGCCCTGGCTGAGTTCGAGGCAGAGCGGGCAGAGCGGGCGCGGCGCTATGCCGAGCTACTCAAGGGTGTCAACGGCAACCCAGACGCCCAGGCGGCGTATAACGCGGCTCAGGCTGCCGAGTCCGGCCGGGCGGAGCTCACCTATCGCGAGGATCTCAAGCGGATCACCGCAGAGCAGCTCGACCTCGATCGGCAGCGTCTGGAAAATGTGTTCGCCATGGGCGACGCAATCAAGGAATATCAATCTCGCGATTCCGCAAGCGCCGGGTTGTCTCAAGGAATGAAGCAATATGGCGATTCTATTGGCAATGTGCGCGACGCAATTGCGTCTTTGACCGTAGACGGCATGGGTGGATTAGAGAATAGCCTGGTGAGCTTGGCCACTACCGGCAGCGGCAACTTCAATGCATTCGCGGCCAGCGTATTAACCGACACCAGTCGGATGATATTTCGGCAGCTCGTGCTAAAAACCATCATGACGGCGCTGGGGTTCCTGTCGCCATCGGCAGCCGCCGCGCCGTCCATGGCACAGTCATTTACTGGCGATTTTGGTGGCGGAATTAGCACGGGCTTCCCTGGCGCTATTACATCGTTCAACCCAGTGGGGCCAGCGCCTGTCGGCCTGCCCGGCTTTGCCGGAGGCGGCTACACCGGCAACGGCCCTAGATCTGGCGGCTTGGATGGCCGTGGTGGATTCATGGCCATGCTCCACCCTCGGGAAACCGTGGTGGACCATGCGCAGGGCAATAGCGGCACCACCAGCTCGACCCAGGTGAATATTGCGGTTCACGTCCACCCCAATGGCAACGTGACCAGCAACAGCGACGGCTCCGGCGACGCCCAGGCCCTGGGCAACGATCTGGCTCGCATGCTGGTGCCGATGGTGGGGCCGATGGTCGATCGGCAATTGCAGCGGCACATGGAGCGAGGAGGCCTCCTGAACCGCTAATGGCTACCTTCACCTGGACGCCAGATTTTGACCTTCCCAAGGAAAGCAAACCAGCCGTCTACGAATCCCAATTTGGAGATGGCTACGGCCAGCGTATTCCAAGGGGGCTCAATTCAAACCCTAAGATTTATCCACTGCAGTTCAAGAATCGCAGCAACACCGAGCGCGATCAGATCGAAGCATTCCTAGACGCCAGGGGCGGCGCCGAGTCATTTGATTGGACACCGCCATGGGGCAGCGCTGGCAAATTCAAATGCCCAGAATGGAGAGTAACCTACACCAATTTTAATAACAATCAAATTACGGCCACCTTTGTCCAGGTGTTTGAGTTCTAATGCCAATCCCCTTTGGTGAGGCGCAACTTCCGGCCCCGTCCGCCCTGATCGAGTTGTTTGAACTGCAGCTGTTTGCGGCTATCCACGGCGTCGATGAAGTTTATCGATTTCACGCTGGGATTAACGCAAAACAGACAGACGACGTGGTGTGGGCCGGCAACACCTACGAAGCGCTGCCTATAGAGGCTGAGGGTTTTGCCCTGACCGGCACCGGATCACTGCCGCGCCCCACGCTACGGGTCGCCAATATTCCGCTGACCAGCAATAACCCGTTTGCGGGTGGCCTGATCAGCGGCCTACTGCTCAGCCTGCCCAACGGGCTAGAGGGGGCGCAGGTCAGCCGCGTGCGGGTCCACGCCAGGCACCTCGATGCAGTGAACTTCCCAGGCAATGTCAACCCCTGGGGCACACCAGATCCCACCTACGAATACCCAAGACAGGTGTACTGGGTAGATCAAAAAAAAGCGGAGACCAGGGAGGTAGTTGAGTTTGAGCTGTGCGCCACATTTGACCTTTCCACGGTGCGTGCACCACGGTTCCAGATGGTTACGCTATGCCAGTGGACCAGCACGACTCAATGCCAGTTTGCACCTAACTGCGGGAAGCGCCTATCGGATTGCAAGAACAACTGGGGCGCCAATAACCAGCTACCGTTTGGCGGATTCCCTGGCGCAGGCACTAGCTACGCATGATCTACATCGACGACGCAATCAAGGTCGCAGCCCTGGCCCACGCCCAGCAGGATGACCCCCGCGAGGCCTGCGGACTGGTGGTGATCGTGAAGGGCAAGCAACGCTACTGGCCCTGCCGAAATGCCGCCGAGGGCGCTGACGGCGACGACCCGGGTCTGATGTTCATCCTCGACCCGGACGATTACCAGGCAGCCGAGGATGCTGGCGAGGTAGTGGCCGTGTTCCATTCGCACCCGGTCACGCCACCGGGGCCCCACGACGACGACCGCGCCGCGTGCGAGAAATCCGGCCTGCCCTGGCTGATCGTCAATCCCAAGACTGCGGAGTGGGCCCAGTGCGAGCCCTGTGGGTTTAGGGCGCCGCTGATCGGGCGCCTGTGGATCTGGGGCGTTCACGACTGCTGGACTCTGGCTCGCGACTGGTATCGAGAGGAGCGCGGCATCGAGCTGCCTGATTTCGATCGACCAACTACGCCTGCCGAGTTCGAGGCGGCGCCGCTGTTCGCTCAGAACTGGGCCGCCGCCGGGTTCGAGCGGGTTGAGTTCGCCGACCTGCAGGAAGGCGATGCGATATTCATGGCCATCCGCAACACGCAGCTCAACCACATCGGCATCTACCTGGGCGAGCAGCAGGTGCTCCATCACCTGCGGGGGCGGCTGTCGAGTCGGGATCTCTACGGCGACTATCTGCAGAAAGCCACCGGCTGGATCGGTAGACTGAGGCCATGAGGGTGATTCGCGTCTACGGCCGGCTAGCGCGGTTCCTGGGCCGCCGGGTGTTCCGTGCGGAGGTGGCTAGCGCTGCGGAGGCGATGAGGTTTTTACATGCCAATTTCCCCCAGATAGAGGGGCACATGAACGACCAGCGCTACCGGGTGAAGCTGGGCCCCAGGGCGATTGGCGAGGATGAGCTACAGGAACCCGCAGGGGCTCAGGAGATCAGCATCGTACCGGTGATCGGCGGGGCTGGGGCCGTGGGGAGAATTATTGCGGGAGTGGCGTTGATTGCGCTGTCGTTTGCAAGCGGAGCTGGCTTTTTGGGCGCTGCATTTGCTAAAAACATCGGGCTCTTTGCTTTGACAACGGGACTTGGCGCAAGCCTGGCCCTAGGCGGCGTTGCCCAGCTGCTGACGCCGGTGCCCAGATTTGATGCAGGTGGCAACCAGGGGCAGACAGACGAAGCGAAGGACCCCCGCAAAACCTACAGCTTCTCGGGAATCCAGAATAATACTCGCCTCGGATTATCGGCAGCGCTGATATACGGGCGCCGCGTAGTTGGCTCTAACATAGTAAGCCAAGAAATTGACGTAGTGCAGGTTCTGGGATGATCATTAGCGGCGGTGGCGGTGGCGGCGGTGGCAAGGGCGGCGGTGGCGGCGGTGCAACAGCTCAGCCACAACAGTACGTACCCCGCCAAGATACTGAAAGCCTGTTTTCCGATAGCTACGTAAAGACGCTTAATGTATTAGGTGCCGGCAAGATTAAAGGGCTGGTAAATGGCCTTCAATCTATTTATTTTGATAAAACACCGCTACAAAATCCAGACGGCAGTTTTAATTTTGAAAACGTTGCTATCACATTCCGCGACGGTGCGCAAGACCAAGGCTACATCCCCGGCTTTGATGCTGTAGCGGCTGGGCCCTACTCGGTTGGCGTAGCGGTCGCTCAATCTACGCCGATTACCAGAACGGTCACAGACAGCACTGCTAACGCCGTGCGGCTAACCATCACCGTACCGCGACTGGAAGAATACACAGACAAAAACGACATCTTAGCGGCAAGCGTAAACTATCGCGTTGCTATTCAGTATAACGGCGGTGGTTATACTACTGTGGTAGACGATGTGATTAGCGGTCGCACCAGGCAGGGCTACCAGCGGCAAGTTCAGGTCGCCATTACTGGCGCGTTCCCCGTGGATATTCGGGTGTCGCGCGTCACCCCAGACAGCAACAGCAACAATCTATTTAATCAACTTGTATGGAGTACCTACAGCCCTATTACCTACGCCAAGCTGGCGTATCCAGGTTTTGCGCACGCTGGAATCAGGCTAGGCGCTGAGCAGTTCAATAGTATTCCAACTTGCAGCTTTGACGTTTACGGCCTAGAGGTAAAAATTCCCAGCAACGCAGCAGTTGATCCGAGCAACGGGCGCTTGATTTATAGCGGCGTATGGGACGGCACTTTTGGCGCGGCGCAGTGGACGACAGATCCAGCCTGGTGCCTCTGGGATCTACTGACGCAGCCCTATGGCTTTGGCGATCACATAGACGCCAGCCAGCTAGATCGGTGGGCTTTTTTTGCCGCTAGCCAATATAGCGCTCAATTGATTCCTGATGGCTTTGGTGGCTGGGAGCCTAGGTTTGCTGTCAATATGGTTATTGATCAGCCCGCCGACGCCTATAAACTAATTCAAGATTTTTGCTCGATTATGCGAGCGATGCCCTACCTGTCGGAAAGCGCAATGACTATTGCTCAGGACAGGCCGGCAGACGTGTCGTTCAGGCTGAACACATCCAACGTGTCACCGGAGGGCTTCAAATACTCAGGCAGCCGCTTACGTAGGCGGCCTACTGTTGCAGTGGTAAAATTCTTTAATAATGACATCCAAGACTACGACTACGAGCCTGTAGAGCGCAGGGATGCCATTATTAAATATGGAGTAGTCAAAGCTGAGACCGAGGCCGTCGGCTGCACCAGCAGGGGCCAGGCAGCCCGATGGGGCAAATGGCTGCTGCACACTGAATGGGAAGAAGGCGAGCTGGTGGGGGCGACGACAGGCCTGGCCATCGGCTCCATTGCCAGGCCAGGGCAGGTGATCGGCATCGCCGATCCAGTACGCGCCGGCAGCCGCCGAGGGGGCCGGATCGCTGCAGCCACCACCACAGCCATCACCGCAGATAGCACGGCGGACCTGACGGCCACCAACAGCCCCACCCTGTCCGTGCAGCTCGACGACGGCACGGCCGAGACCCGGCCAGTCACCAGCATTGCTGGCAATGTGTTCACAGTGTCGCCGGGGTTTTCGTCTGCACCGATGCCGAATGGCATCTGGCAATTCGAGACCACTGCCGTCAGAGAATCTCTCTGGCGGGTGCTGAGCGTTAGCGAAACAAATGGCGTGGATTATGAGATCGGCGCCATGGCCCACGACCCATCAAAGTATAATAATATTGAATACGGATGGGCGCTAGAACCGCGCGATATTACCGACCTGAATATACGTCCCGCCGCTCCGGAAAACCTGACCGGCATAGAAGTGATCTACGAATTACAGGGCAGAGCAGCGGCTAAAATTCAGCTTAGCTGGACATCTGTCGCCGACGCCAGCAGCTATCGTGTGCAGTGGCGGTTGAATGGTGGCAACTGGCAAAGACAGACCACGCTAGCGCCTGCATGCGAGATATTAGATTCAGCGGCCGGCACCTACGAGATCACGGTCTTGGGATTGCGCGGATTAGTGGCTGGCAAATCGTCTGCGCTCCAGTTTATCGCTTACGGCAAAACAGCGCCACCTACTGATGTAACAGGCTTGTCGCTAGTGCCGGTCGACTCGGTTACTGCTATCCTATCCTGGGATCAGGCTCTCGACCTGGATGTGAAGTTGGGCGGGCAGGTCCTGATCCGCCACAGCCCCAGGCTCGATACTCCGGCATGGGGCGAGGCCATTGGCATTGCAACGGCCAATGGTGGCCAGGTGCAAGCGCGTGTGCAGTTGCTGGAGGGTAGCTATCTGCTGCGCTTTGAAGATGATGGCGGACGCCAATCCACTGGAACCGCCTATGTAGTTGCCGATCTGCCGCAGCCTCAGGCCAGGCTGCTGGTGAAAACATACGCCGAGGATCAGGAATCGCCGCCGTTCAATGGCAACGCTATTGAAATGCTATATAGCCCTGCTTTTGATGCTTTGGTGCTGGGGAGTGGTGTTCTGTTCAGTTCGTATGCCAGCGTCGCTGCAGTGGCGTCTATCGGCTCAAGCGACTCTTCCCTGACTCAGCCGGTTGCTGCCAGGGGTGAATACGAGTTCGGCTCAACCTATGACATGGGCGGAGTATTTGATGTAAACATCCAACGGCGCTTTGTTACTCGACCGCTCAATCAGCTGGATCTGGTTAGCGCTCGCCCTGGCCTGGTCGGCGGCTGGCCGTCATGGTCGGGCCCATCCGGTGGAGATGTGGATGCAGCGCTGCTGGTGCGCTCAACGCCGCATGACCCGAACACCGCCCCCCAGTGGAGCGAGTGGAGCGGGTTGGCTAATGGAATTGTGAGGGGCCGGGCCTTCCAGTTCAAGGCTCACGCAACCAGCAGCGACCCGGCGTGCAACATCATCATTGACGAGCTGGGGGCAGTTATGGAGCTGCAACAGCGAATCGAGCAATCAGGCACGCTGCTGACCACTGCGGCGGCGTTGACAGTGACGTTTGCCGAAGCCTTTTATGAACCGCCAAATATTGGGATTACCGGCTACAACCTCGCGGCAGGGGATTACTGGACACTGGACCCAGCCAGCATCACCAGAATCGGGTTTAGCATTGCGTTCAGAAACAGCGCTGCCGTCGCAGTGGCGCGGCAATTTAGTTACACCGCTGTCGGCTTTGGCCGTCAAATTCCCTAAGCAACCATGGCCCAACACGATTACACAATTTCAGACGCCTCGGGCTTGGCAGTCCTAGCCGACCTGAACAACGCCCTAGCCGCCATCGCCACGGGCAACAGCGGCAACGCGGCGCCCAGTGTCACCTATCCCTACATGGAGTGGAATGACACGCTCAATGAACTGAGAAAAATCCGCAACGGCGCAAATACCGCATGGATAACCATTGGCGCTCTTGGCGCCGCCAACCTGGGCCTAGCCCCCCTGGCCGGCGCCACCTTCACGGGGCCGGTGGTGCTGCCCACGGGATCGACCGTGGCCGGCTACGCCGCGCTGGCCGGCGCCACTTTCACGGGACCGGTCGCGGTCCCGAGCCTGAACGGCGGACCATTGGCCGGATTCCGCAATATAGTAATTAACGGTAATTTTGATATTTGGCAGGCCGGCACTACATTCACGGGCAACGATTACGGCGCCGACCAGTGGATTCATGGCCGCGTTGGCACTACGCACACTGTCACCCGACAGCAGTTTACGCTAGGGCAAACTGACGTACCAGGCGAGCCAGAGTTTTTTTGCCGCACAGTTGTCAGCTCCGTAGGTGGAGCCAGTAACTATTCACACCTACAGCAGCGAATTGAGGATGTGCGCACTTATGCCGGTCAGCAGGCTACAGTTAGTTTTAAGGCTAAGGCAAACACCACAAAAAACATTGCCATAGAAGTGGCACAGCACTTCGGAACTGGTGGATCGCCTAGCGCAGATGTAACTGGTATCGGCGTTTCCAAGGTATCTATTGGTACTAGCTGGCAATATGTTACTGCTACCATAACAGTGCCATCGATCAGCGGAAAAACATTAGGCACTGATGGCAGCGACTCCCTGCGCCTGACTATTTGGTTTGACGCTGGTTCTAGTTTTAACTCGCGCACTAGCACCCTAGGCCAGCAATCGGGAACATTTGATATTTCCGAAGTACAGATCGAGCCCGGTTCCGTTGCTACGCTCTTCGAGCAGCGGCCTATCGGAGTTGAACTGGCGCTGTGCCAGAGGTATTACTGGACTCGCGACACCGTTGAGTATGTTTCGTATCAATCCGCAGGAAGCGGGTTTCGGCAGCACATAGGCTTCCCGGTTTCGATGAGGACAGCCCCTAATATTTCATTTACTAATACATCCTACCTAAACGCCAACAGCGTAGCGGCGGGATCCGTAACCCCAAACGGCTTCAATTACGGCGCCGCCTGCACAACTGCTGGGGTGGTACAAGTTATATCCAGCATTGCCGCTTCCGCCCGCCTGTAACCCACAACCATGTATCAACTCACCGCCAGTAACACGATCCAGTTCCAACTGGAGAACGGCAACGTTCTATTTCTCCCCGCCGAAAACAACGGCACCCCCGAATGGCGGGAATACCAGGCCTGGCTTGACGCCGGTAACACGCCCACCCCCTACGAGTCACCCGCTTCTCTGCCGCAGCCCAATTACATCGGGTTCAGTGATGCGCTGCTGGCAAGTGGTGCATACCAGAAAATTCGGGCCCAGGGCATGACATCCACGGCGTTGGCATATGCGGCAACCGAGTTTTCGTTCTCGATGACCGACGCCAAAGCGGGCCGGCCCAATGTGGCCGCACTGCAGGCCTGCCTGTCCGGCATTGCCGCCACCGCTACCGATCTCGATGCCGCCGACTGGGCCGAGATCGGGGGGCTGCTGGTGGCCCATGGCCTTCATGGTCTGTATCAGCTCCCAGAGGCTGCAGCGGGGGGCTCGGGATCGGGAGGCTGAGGTTGCGCTGCAGCAGCGGCCAGGCGCTCCGCCAGCCGCTGCCTGCTGCGATCCTGCAGGCAGACGCCGCCGACGCACGCCTCCCAGCAGACGCCGCCTGCAGCGTCAGTGGTGGCCCTGATCTGCTCTCCCATCACACCTCGGCATCCCCTGCAGTCTGGCTCAGGAGCCTGATCACGGCCCTAGCCTGATGCCAGCCGACCGCACCAGATGCAGGCGCTGATCGACGGGCCCGAGCTGATCACTCGGGCCAGCTGGCGGGGGCGAATATTCGAGGCCTGGGGCCATCGCTGTGCCTACTGCAACGCCCCGGCCCAGTCATTAGATCACGTCGTACCCAAGGCTGCCGGCGGCCTCACCGTGGCCGCCAACCTGGTGGCGGCCTGCCTGGCATGCAACCGCGACAAGGGCCACCAGGAAGCGTTGAGCTGGTGGCGGCCTCGGCCCGGCTGGTCGGCCCTCAGGGAGCAGCGGCTGCTGGAGTGGCTGGCGGGCAATAACAATGGCGGCAATGAGAAAGGGCCCCCGAAAGCCCCCTTTCCATAAAGCGCTAGGGACAACTGGGGCCAACCTCGGAGGATTGGCGCCGACCAGCCGTAGTTTTTAAGTCTTGGTGGGCCTGCATTGCGGCCCTCGCTGCGGACGAGAGCGGCATAGGGTACAGGCCAACAAGAACATCAAGTAATTCCTGGGCAACAGCCTTCCACTCGGCTGCTTTCTTCTCAGCCTTCACCCGCAGCGCGTGCGGCGTCTCGCCGTGGAGCCGCTGGACATGCACCAGGATCCGCCCCTGGCGCCGGGTGTGAAACTCCAGATCCAGATAGTTGGGAGCGGCGGCCCCATCCTTTTCCAGCAGGCCCTCAAACATGCCCGCCAGGAGCTGTGGGCCGCTCCCTCTGCAGCCCACTTCGATGCCTGTATCTCGGCCTATCTGCAGCCCGGCCAGATAGGGGTTGGCGATGACCCCCTCCAGCCGTTTTACTTCGCGCTCCAGCTGGCGAATGGTGCGCCACGGGGTCAAGAGGCGGGCGATGGCCTGCGTGATGCGGCTGATCATGGCTGCTCCGTGGCGGGAAGGTTAAGATGCGGCAGAAGTGTCCAGTGGGTGTAGTAATCATTATCGATGCCCCTCATCCAGTCGTCAGATAACGGGCTGCCCACCCACGGAGGCTCGCCGCAGTTGCCGTCAACGAATCTCCACCAGAGAACATCGCCATCGTCATCGGTCCACTCGCTAAGGGGCCGGGTGCCCCATCGGGCAAGGACGGCGCGGGCGCGGTAGTCGGTGCTCATCGGTTGGCCTCGTCGCGCAGCATCTGGTGGGGCGAGGGGCCAACCACGTCTGATGCGTAGTTCTCGGTGAGCCAAGCCGCCACCTCAAGGATCGCGGCGCGGGCTTCTATCTCCAGGTCGCAGGTTTTCCAAATGCTTCCCGCCACCCGCTCCACCAGCGAGCCGGCGGGGGAGGTGGGCGCCACAATTGAAATCAACACCCGAGGATCTGGCCCACCGCGCAGAACATCTAGAAGCTGGGATGGTGTTAGCCCATCCGAAAACGTGGGATCATGCAGCGCAGCTAGATCGACCGGGGTTGGCACGATGTAGCCGTCTGGCAGCGCTGGCTGCTGGGTAGACGCGGCCACGGCTGCTCGCAGGTCGGCCAACTGGTCGGCGCGTTCGGCGTCGGCGGCAGTGCGTTCGGCCAAGGCGGCGGCCCGGGCGGCCCAGGCGGCCCATGTGGCGCGTTCGGGGGCGGTGGGTTCGGCCAAGGCGGCGGCCCAGACGGCGACGGGCCAGGTGGCGCTGGCGGTGGCGGCGACCCAGGCGGCGGCCCAGGTGGGGGCGGCGGATAGCGCAGCCGTCACATCTTCGCCCGCGAAACGCCGCTGCAGCAGCCCGCGCACGATGGCAGGGTGCGGGCTGTTGGAGCGCTTCTCCAGACGCTGGAGCAGTGAAATCAGAAATAGATCTCGGCACCGATCCCAGTCGATTGCCGCACCATCCGGCTCCAAAGGAGCGTTCAGGTCATGTTCTAGCTGTGTGAACCAGGCGGGTTTAGTCATGTTGAGATTGCGAGTGGATTAACTGAGTGTATTAACTGAAATGAAATGGCCCAAACCATGGGATTGTCCAGCCACGAGCCCTGGCCATGGATGGACTCCCATAGCAGTCGAAACGCAGCAATAGGAGTACGACTATGCAGCGCTGGTTGCGTGGGATCAGCAGACCACCAGGCGCCAGCCTGGCCAGCCTGCAGCGGCAGCTCGGCGATCCCTTCTGCCCTGGCGTCGGCCTTGCTGATTTCCTGCAACCGAATCACCCTGACGTCAGTGATCTGCAGCGTGATTCGGGAAGCCCATCGGGGCATGTAGATGGAGGGGCGAGTTTTGCCGTCAAGCATCCCTGGCCCGTCGGCCAGGTACTCAACAGTCGTTCCTTTAGGAATTTGAGATGGCGGCAGGTTGTCATGTGCGCTGCTAACGCGCCAGGTTTCCCGCACCCATAAACGGTCGCCAGGTATGCCGTAAGGATTGGCGGGGAAGCCGTCGTCGTGCCGAAATTTAACAACGCGCCGCGTTTGCGTCTTGCTGCCGTTCCGCACGGAGCGGACCATTGGCGCCTGATACAGAATTGAGCGCTCTTTCACGGCGCCAGCCTCGCTTTAGCCCAGCGGTGCTGGTGATACCAGGCGGCGATCTCTGGCGCCCAACTCTGTAGGTGGGGCCACATCAAATCGCAGAGCTGGCGAATTTCGTCCTGGGCATCGAGCTTGGCCCGCAGGTCGAGGAAGTGCAGGAAGGCCCGCAGGCTGAAGCTCACTACGAAGTGCTGGCGCACGTCAAAGGGCAGGATACTGCGGGCGTGCTCTTCGGCAAAACCATCTTCAATTAGTCTGGCATAGCGAAGCGCAGCACTCGTACAAAGCTCTTTATCGGCAGCTCGCTGATGTGCCTTGTAGCAGTATTTCTTACCTTGCCGATCGCTGTAGTTACCCACGGGTCGCAGGTAGAACACTTCTTCAAAATCGCGCTCGCCTAACACGTAATCGATTATCCTTCCCCCCGTATAGCGTAGACTCTGCACATCGAACGAAACCCCGACCCGATGGGTACGGGCCTGCTGCATAACGGAATGGGGAAACCAGCCCACATTAAGAGTAATCTGGGGATGCTCTAAGCACCCGTAGTGGCCGCGCTCGCCCGCCAATAACCGCCTCACGCAGATCTCGCCAGCGCGGCTTTCCTCAGGCCAGTTGGCGCGGTCGTCCACCACGTAGCCCTCGCTGTAGTCCTGGTGCATCGCCGCGTAGATGCACTGCTGGGGGTTGGGGGTGGCGGCGATCAGGTCAACCCGGAAGCGAGGGTCCATGTTCACGCCTCCACCTCCCGCCGCAGCTCCTGATGTGCAACTGCAATCAGTTGACTTACCCTGCTTCGAGACAGATTCATTATTTTGCCAATTTGAGCGAAACTCATCGCCTTGCTTTCGCCTAGGCCGTAGTAAAAAACCAGCAAGCTGCGCGAGCGCTCGTTTAGCCGCGCTAGCAGCCTGGGCAGTTCATCGATCAGCGGATCGCGCGGCTTGGGCTCGGGTGCGGTGATCATCTCTACCAGCGTGATCTCAGAGTCGGCGTTGCGGCATTGCGCGTCCAAACTGATGGGGCATGGCCCAACAGCCAGCAGCACCTCAATCACCTCTATGTCGATCTCCAGTGCCGCCGCCAGTTCCGCAGCCGATGGACTGCGGCCTAGCTGCCTGGCGAGCAATTCACGCATAGCCATAGCCCTGGCCGACAAAGTGGCCTTGTTCTGCGGCAGCCTGATTGCTCGCGAATCGTTATCGCGCCAGCGGGCGACGGCTTGGCGCACCCACCAATAAGCGTAGGTCGAAAACTTGTATCCGCGTTCGGGGTCAAATTTGTTAGCGCCAGTGATCAAGCCAATAGCGCATTGCTGCAGTATGTCTGGGAAATCAGCTTGAGTAACGTGTTCCCCCAGGTGGGGGATTTTTTTGCCAACATACGAAATAACTAGCCGTAGGTTGGCGGACACCATTCGATCTCTGGCCTTGCGCCCGCTGCGCTGCACCTTGGACGGGGCAGCCTCTGGACCGCCAGGCCAGTCCTGCCATTGCCGCACTAGGCGGCCCAGGTGCAGTTCCTCATCGGTGGTGAGCAGCGGCACTCGACCCGCCTGGTCGCGCCAGAACGTGGCGCAGTCTGCGGCTACCATCCTTCCACCTCGGCAGGGCTCTGAATGCCGCCGAATTCGTCGTTGAAGCCGCCATCCATAGGAGGCAGCTGCACAGCGCTGCGCTGCCGTTTGGCCTCTTCATCGGCGTGATACGCGGCCTCTGCGGCTGCAATGGCCTGGGGATCGGTGCCGGCAGATAGCGTCAGCGTGCCATAGAAGCCCAGGGTCACGCCCCTGGGCACAGCCGCTGCAATTGCATGATCTTTGATCTCGGCGCCTTTGGGGGCGCCGTTTTGGTCGTACTGCTGGGCGTGTGTGGTCTCAAGTTCGAGAAGATCGCCAACATGAAACTTGCCGCCCCTGTGAAGTTTGCGTTGCTCAATCCAGTCGCCAAATGCCTTAGCTTTAAGAATCACCCTGACGCGATCGCCGCTAGCAGGTATGCCCGATGCATCGCCGATGGCGGCCTGCATGTTGCCGTTGACAGCAATAGCATGAATTACAAGCTCTTGTTTGTATTTTGGATGATTGTCGCGATCCATGCCGTTGGGGACCTTGACCATTTGCCCAGTGCTGGGGTCGTTCTTGAGCTGAGCACGCTGCTCCCAGCGAATCACCGCCAGCCGGCAGTATTCGCCAATATTCCGATGCTTAATAATAGGATAGCTAACGTAGTTAGCTGATTCGTTGATTTCGATAGGCATGGTGGTGATGCAGTGAATGCTTGGGTAAATTGAATTAATCAGAGCAGCGAGGGGAGCCCCAGCGCCAGCCTCAGAAAATGATGCGCCGCGCCGGACCGGGTTAGGGCCAGCCGTCGGGCCTCCCGGTTCAGCGCTGCCAGCGTGTCGCTGGAGACCCAGACCCCGACTTGTCGGCCTCGCGGCGTCCTGCCGTAGCGTCGACGGCGGACAAGTAGCTCAGGCTCGATAGGTTGAGTTGGCTCAACCATGGCAACGGCCGGCGCTAGCCAGTGCCGCAGCGTCGAGCTGCATCTCCAGCCGCCGCTCAGCAGGTGGTGGCGATAGCCAGACCCGCCGGCCGGCGACGATCCGAAACGCCTGGCCATTGCAGTCGACGGCGTACGAGCGGAACGGTGCTGCAGCCGTCATGCCACCACCCCTCCGGCGGCTTCGGTTGTGACGCGGTCAATGAACTCCAGGTGCTGAATCTGAGTGATCAGCGGCACCAGGCTGACCTGTTCGCGCGGCACGCTGAAGGCATTGCGAAACGCGATGGTGAACGCCTTGCGCTGCATCACAGACATGGCCCCGACCATGGCGACAGCTGCGGCTTTTTGCTCCTCAGAGAGCGGGGCGTCGGGGGCGGTCAGGGGCGTCGCCGGTTCGGATGCCGGGTCAGCAGCTGCTACGGCGCCGTCGGTGGCGACGGCAAGGGATTGAGCGGCAATGGCGGCATCGTTTCCCGGAGGGGTGGATAGCCAAGCTGCGTCGCCGCAAACGTGATTAACGCCGTCAATAACAGCAACAGCCTCAGGCTCGACAGGCTGAGGAGCCGCCTGGTGGACGGCAGGGAGCACACCCAGCAGCCCCAGCAGCGTGGGCAGCAGGGCTGCTGCCGTGGTGGTGATCGCACTCTCCGCGCCGCCGTCATGCAGCAGCGCCAGCTCTACGGAATCGCCGTGAGCAGCGCGAATCGTCCAGGAAAACCCGGCGCGATTAGCGGCTTGTAAAAACGAGGCCGCGTCTGTCCCTGCCAATAGCGGCAGGTTGTAGCACTGAAAACTAGAAAGCGCCTCGTTAAATTCGATCTCGGCCTCGAATGCTCGGACTGCCAGCTCGGGGCTGCGCAAATGCGAGGGCGTGCCTGTGTGGTTTTCTGCCATACGGCAGTGGTAGCGGGGCGAATTAACAGTAGCAGAACCCGACAGGTATCAGGATCTACATCGCAAAACTCGGCTCAGAGTCCCGACCTCGCCCCCCCCCCCCCCCCCGCGCATCGGGGCCGGGCTCAGCCAGCGACTGGCCCCAGGTCTCCAGCCACTGGCCCGGCTGCCACTCGCCGGCTGCCGGATCCCACAGCTCGCGCAGCTCCTCAGGTGACCAGACGGCAAGCCCGAGCACCACCATCCCCCACTGCTGACGGTGGCGAGCTGGAGCCGCCTGGCCGGCGCGGATCAGATCCCCGGCGGTGCCGCCCGCGGCGCGGACCAGGGCCCGAGCGCGATCGGCCCAGCTTGCGCACAGCTCCGCAGCCTGATCCGCGCTGAGCAGCGGCGCCGGATTGGCGGGGGCTGGGGCCAGCCAATCCGGAACGTCTCTCAGGCCGGCGTGGCATTCCCAGAACTCGGCGGGGCCCCAGGGCG